ATCAGCGTGGTAATGAGTTAACGGGCATTCAAGTTAAACTTAAAAACGCTCAATGTGAGTATGCTTTAATAGCTTTAAGCCAAGATTTAACTATAAACCAAACACCTATTAATACCCCAACAATAAAACGTAAATCCCAAAAAGTTGATGTTTTGGCTACCGATGTTGAATATGATACTTCAGTTGGTCAACAAATACGATTTAATTATCCTCAAGCTGATTTTTGGTTAAAAGATTTTTTACAAGGAAATACTTTTAATGGCTATTACTGAGTTTGAAACAGAAGCGTTAGCAAGTGCTAATGAATTGATTGACTCATTTGGTCAATACATAGCAGTATTAAATAGAGAGGAAGCATTAATTGATGTTGCTAAACCTTGGTTGGGTAAAAGTAAATCATACACAGCGAATGTTGTAAAAGCGGTCAGTAAAACAATTGATGAAAACCTGTTAAACATGAATGACGCACGTAACCAGAATTTTAATCGTGAATTCTTAGTTGCTGGTGATAAATTAACAGAAATAAACTCAAATGACTTATTAATAACGTTTAATGCATTAGTTACTAGTCAAATTTCTATCCCAAACTTTGATATTTCTACTGACTCTACTATAACCCAGAACGGTGTTTACAATGTTGATTCTTCTAGCGGAAATATAACATTGACATTAGATGAAAATAATGCAAACGGCACCATAATCTTAATTAGTAAGACTTCTACAGATACTAATACTATAACATTAAATACACAAGGTGCTGTTACCATAGAATCTAACGCTTCGTACAGCATAAACTATAATTATGATGTTACGGGGTTCATACTTAATAATGGTAACTACCGATTGCTTGAAAGATATAAAATTTATGAACCTATGATTGTTAGTCCAGCAGGTAACAATATATTATATAAATTAAGGGTAGGTGCATAATGGCTACTTTTAATAAAAGTTTAAGTGATGTTAGAGATTCTATTCTTACGTATTTTAATACACAATGGGGTAATTTAACCCCGATAACGTACGATAATAACGATCATGACATAACATATAACACTGATTGGGTCAGAATCTCCATAAGAACTACAAACCCTACTGTTAGTGCCATCGGTCAAAAGAATTTTAGATTCAATGGAATCATATTTATTCAGTTATTCACCGTTGCAGGAAACTCGACGTCTAATACGGATACATATATAAACAAGATAATAGAAAGTTTCACACAAATACAATTAGAAAGTTATATAACGCTACGTGACACTGAAATAAATGGTTATAATATAAGTCAAGATACTAATGGTGCGTTTTACCAAACGAATTTAAGTGTTCAGTTCTATTACGATGTTGTGAGGTCTTAAATGCCTATTGTTAAATGCATTGTGAAAGGTAAATCAGGTCATAAATTTGGTGAAACCGGTAAATGTTACACTGGTAAAGGAAGTAAAAATAAGGCTTCTATGCAAGCTAAAGCCATAAAATCTAGTAAAAGCTACAAAAGTAAAAGGAGATAAAAATGTCATTGAATGCAGATACTAACCGAGTAGGGTTAGCGTACGTGGAAGAAGTAAACACCGGTACAGTACCTACGAATCCTATACTAAAAAGATTTAGATACACTGGGTCTAGCGATTTAAAATTCGATTATAAAACAGAGACCTCAAAAGAAATTATCCCCGATAGACAGATCAGTGACCAGTACCTAATCGGTGCTGAGTCGACAGGCGGTGCTAATATTGAATTTTCTTTAGATTCTTACGACGATTTAATTGAAGGAACAATGTTTAATAGGTGGCAACGTACTCTAGTGCGTAATGACACACAAGCGACTTTATTATTCGCAGACATTGAATTTGTTAGCTCAACAACTGGTAAGATTAATTTTGATTCTAGTGTAACTTCTGCACCTTTTTTAACTAATAGCATAGTTTACATTGACGGAGTTGGTAAAGATTTTAGTGGCGCTATTGTTGTAATCACTGGAGGTACGTTTAGCTCACCTGATTTCTTCCACGAATTCACTGTTTTAAATGGGAAGACTGTAGAAAACATAACAGCAACAGCCGAATCACGCGTGTACCAGTGTGGTCATATCTTTCAAGATGTCTTGCAAGCCACTGCCTCTCCGAATACGCTTACAAGCGCAACTACAGATATGACCACACTTGGGTTAAATATCGGTCAATGGGTCAAAATTGGTAGTGTATCTAATGTTGCTAGCGATGGATTTGATACAGCTGCTGATAATGATTTCGTGCGTATAGAAAGTATTGCAACTAATGTTTTAACGTTAGATAAAGTGCCTACGGGTTGGGCTGCTGACACAAACGCAGGAAGTAAAAACATTGCTATTTTTTATGATGCGTATATCCAGAATGGAACAACTGAAATTAGTTATACTTTAGAAAGATCATACCAAGATCATTCACCAGTTGATTATGAATATTTTAAAGGTATGCGTATTAATGAGATGCAAATTTCTAACGACAAACAAGCCGTTACTTCTGGTAGTTTTAACTTCATGGGTCTTGCCGTGACTTTCGGTACAGCAAGAGCTGCGGGAGCAACAGACGTTGATGCGTTTAACACAACACCATTTAACACTGTAAACAATATTAATTTCTTAGAATTAAATGACGTCGATATTTCAGGCGGTGCCAATACAAGCGGCATCAACCTTGCATTAAAAGTTGATTTTAGTATTAAGAATAATCTGCGTGGACAGAATGCCATCGGTAGCTTGCCATACGTTGGAGTTGGTGTAGGTCAATTCGATGTATCTGGTAGCGTTCAAACATATTTCCAAGATAGTTCTATTCTTAATTTACTTGCTAACAATACAGACACAAGCCTAAGAGTTAGATATAATTTAGGTACAAGATACCAAGTTGTTGATTGTCCTAGAATCAAGATTTCTAGCGGGGCACCTGATGTTAGTGGTGTAAATGAAGATGTAACCGCTGAGTTTGCTTTCCAAGCATTAAAAGACAACGACAAAGAGTTCACTGTGTCTATGTCTAAAATCAGTACGTATTAATATAACTTATAGTAGGAGAGGGCTATAAATGAAAACAAACCTTAATAAATTTTACGTAAGCAGCGATAAAGAACAGGCTTTCATGTACACTACACACGGCGTTACATTTAAACTACGCTACGCAGGGAAAGCTAATAAAGATTTTATTGCTGCGACCGCTAAACAGTCTTTAATCGTTCAAAATCGTTTAAAAGATAAATCTGAAGATGATAAGAAATTAGAATCTTTTAATTTAGCTAATGAGATAGATTTAAACGTGGTTTTAGATAGTGTTTTAATAGGTTGGGATGGGTTGTTAGATGACAATGAAGAAAAGTTACCCTTTACCAAACAAAACGCAAAAGACTTGTTAACTTCACTACCTGATTTGTTAAGTGAACTAATTAACCAAGCTTCGAACCCTAATAACTTTTTATTGGTGGATGAAAAAAAGTAATTGAAGCAGTATCTATTGAATTTGAAAACTTGTTAAATTCAGAAAGAAATGAACTTATATCTGCTCAACTAAAAGCTAGAGGTTTAGACTCTAAAGGTGCAATAAAAGATTCTGGGTTGATAGATACTGCATTTAGTGATTTTATAATAAACGGTTTTTATGAATTATTTCCTAGTTGTGGTATGAATGGTAGGATACCATGGGATAAAATTAAACAATTTTTTGAATTCCATGGATTTGAGGACTATCAAATTCTAAACATTTGCATACAATGTATAAGAAACCTTGAAATAGTATATAATGGATATATACAGTCTAAGAACAAGGAATCTTGAACATGTCAGAAAAAATAATCAGTTTTGAAGACTTACCAATGGAGCTTCAAAAGCTGTCACAAAATATTGAAAAATCGTTTGATGCTTCTATAAAAAACTATACAACTTCAACTGTAGGTCGTTTGTACGACAATAGCCCAGTTCTTACTGGACTATTTAGGTCTAATCATAACGTTAGTATAGGGAAGCGTTACACTGGGGATTTCGGGATAACTGATAAAGATACCGTGGTAGGTGACGCAAAGTCTAAGATAAATGAATTTAACAGTAAAAAAGATAAAACTGTCTTTATACAGAATAATTTAGATTATGCCGAGTCTTTAGAAAATGGTCACAGCAAACAAGCCCCTGCTGGAGTGTACGGTCAGACTTTATCTGGCGGGAATTTTAAATTCATAAAGAAAGGATTAGATTAATATGGCGACTTCATACAGTGTTTTTATTAAAATGCAAACTCAGGGAGCTTCTCAAACTTCTAATGACATAAAAAAGATAGAAACATCATCTAAATCAGCTAGTTTAGCAGCTGATGGTTTAAGTAAGACGCTTGGAATTCTAGCAGGAGCGTTAGCGGTAGGTAAAGTTGTAGCAGCTAATGATGCTTGGATAACATACACCAATACATTAAAAGCTACTGGGTTAGCAGGGGATCAGCTTTTAAAGACTCAACAAGACTTATTTGATATCGCCCAACAAACAAGATTAGGGATAAGTGAAACTGCGGACATTTATAGAGCATTAAGAACCACTATCGGTGAGGCGGGAGCAAGCGAAGAAGACTTGTTAAAAGTGACTAGAGCATTGAATGAAGGTATCATACAGTCTGGTGCTAGTGCTCAACAAGCTCAAGGTGGTATTATTCAATTAAGCCAAGTTTTTGAAAAAGGGAAACTTCAAGCCCAAGAATACAACTCTATCGTTTCTGACTTTCCAGCTATTGGTAATAAATTAAGAGAAGTTTTTTTACAAGCTAGTGACGGCACAAAGACTTTTAGGCAGCAAATGGAAGAAGGAAGCATTTCAGCTAGTGCTTTCTTTGATGCACTTAAGTTAGTTGCACCTGAGTTAGATAAAACGCAAAGCAGTATGCAGGAAACCGCAAACCAAGGAATAACTAAACTAGAGAATTCTTTCGATAAGTTAATTGGAACTGCAAGCGAGGTGTTGCGTACTAATTCACTGCTGCAAAAAGGGTTTGATCTTTTATCTGAAAGAATAGACGGTGTTTCTGGTGCGGTACAAGGTTTAAATAAAACTATGAATTCCAGTAATTCTGGGTTTGTTGATTACCTAAAATCTATAAGTAAATTAATCTTACAAACCTCCCCTTTAGGTGTTATGTTCTCAGGGACGGTAAAAAATATAGAAGGATATATTGATAGTATCCAAACTGCTTCAGAAAAAACTGAACAAATGTCTGCAACACTTTCGAAATTAAACAATTTATCTCCAATTGCTAAACAATTCTCTGATTTAGATAATTTAATGGGGGTTAA